AGCACAAGATTAACATTATCACCAGGATAAATCACAATTGGTATATTTTCATTTATTTGATAATCAAATATTTGAGTTGAATCTGGCCAATAGTTAATCGTGATTTTTTGAAAATATATAAATTCACCGATTACGTCTTTTATTTTAACGTTTATCGGTAAGAATTCATTTTTAAGTTTTTTATTTAGTAAATCTAATTTATAGAATATCTCATTAACGCTAAAATCAGTAGTTTCCGCAACTAGTGGAACTCCATCATCGTCATAACTTCCAGTAACAGCAGTAAATTCATAAACTAGTGCTAAGAATTCAGTCTTCTTAAACTGTTTACCTGATCGCATATTATTATTCTTATCAACTAGATCAAGAGTATCAATTTTTCCATCATCTAGATAATCAGCTAGATCTACCATTGATAGAGTATTATAATATGGTGAGCTAGGATTAACGTTTTTCCAATATTCTTTAACTCGAAGAACATCTTTATAACCTAACATGTTTATAAAATTAGATAGTCCTTTATATGTACCAATATAAGGATAAATCTCCTCTTTTGTTACAAGTAACTGTTTTCTAATTTTATTTAAAGCATCGATATCAGGGAAAGCTTCTTTAATATCATACTCTTTAAGAATATTTGCATCTTCTCTTAGAAATTTTATTCCAAAGTTTTGAGCCCATACTCTAAATCTTTCCTCTTCTTCAATACCTTCACCATATAATTCTAAACTAGCAATAGTCGTAGTTATGGAACCATCAATTAATTTAATTAATAATTTACGAGTATATGCAGATTCAGAGGTTGGACTAAACGCTAAATTTACTTGTAAAGGCATAATTAGATCAAGTGGCCCTGGACTAGATGAAAAATCCGAATGAGAAAATAGAGCAGAGTCTATCTTATTTAGGAAGTTTTCATTTAATGTAGTATCTACTGCTACATTATATAAAAAGAATTCATTACTATTTTTAGAATCTTCCCAAGTAAAAGATAAAGATTGAGTTGAAGTAAGAGTAGGAAGCTTATATAAACTTGCTACTTTTTCAAGAAGAAATAAGTTCTCATTATCAAATAAGTAGACTGAGATATTATTAAAAAATATTCTACCCTTCCACTGATTCTCAGTAGTATCATATTGTAAATTCAAGTTTTTTCCAAACTTGTCAAAAAAGTGCAAATTTTGAACAATCATTATCTTATTTCTAGCTTTATGTTATTTATTAAATTAGATAACTTTATATGCTATACACTGAATTTTCTCCGCTGGTACTAATAGAAATAAATTCTAGAGTATCGTCAGGATCTAATCCGGTCTTTTTATGAATCTTTTTCCATTCCTTAGCATATCCATTTTTACAAATTTGAGTAAAATAGGCAAATGCATTTGGGATAGCCATTTTAGTTTCATCGAAACTTTTCCAATACTTTAAACAGTCTAAGATAGCTGACTGTATACAATCTTCTCTATCTCTATAATCTTTAAAGTAGAGACGGTCAACTGCTCTATTCGCAAGAGAAATAAAACAATTTACAGTATAATTAGAAAGCTCTCCAGCTTTCTTGCATTCTATAATGTCTGCAGTAAATTCTTTATTGTTAATATAGTGAGTGTCTCCTTTTTTCTTTCTAGCCATGATTATTAATTATTTTGAAAGATTATAAATCTTAATTATTCCTAATACTGCATCTACCATGTCAATAATAGGTGATACTATTTTATCTCCGTTGACTGTCCAGCTTTCAGCATGGACAGCTTTATATAGATCTGATTCTCTTAATGCTTCTATTTGAGGATCTTCTTTGAATTGATTAAAAACATCCATTTTACTAGCATTACCTTTACAACCTATTGCATTCTTAAGTTCACTAGGGCTAAATATAAAAAGATGGTCAGCGTTATTTTTAAGTACTCTAGTTAAGAGCTCATGCTTTAATATTCCAGTAGATTGAGCAATATCAACTAGCGAATTTCCTTTAGATCCAAATGAAATACCTTCAATTGCTACTATAATATCTTCGCCTTTTCCTACTTCTGTTAAGATATTATCGACGATTTTACTTATTAATTCTTGATAGTTTATTAGTTTTACACGTTCAGTAACATGATACTCTGGATGAGTTTTTCTAATAGTAGTCGTTTTATCGATTTTAATATTAGGATATTTTCCTAAAAGATAATTTAAGTTAGTTTGATCTACTTTTCTAAGCTTAGTATTTACTACAGAGAGCCATTTAAATTCTTTAAAGTCTTTACAAATACATATACCTGGATAAAGTATTGAAAAATCTATACTTATAATTGTCATTCATGTCAAATAATTTTTAAAATCTTAATAAAAAGGTTATACTAGATAGTACTAGAATAGTTCTTTCTAGCAAATATTATTTATTTTTTAAAACCTTTGTATTTTTCACAAGTAGAATAGGGTTAGTGGGTGGGAGTACTAGATAGTACTATATAGTATATATTACTTCTATCTTACTTTATTAATTACTACTTAGGATACTTTAGTACTACTCGCGGGGGCCAAGGATAAAATTTTAAAATTATAAAAATTTAAGTATAATAATTCTATGAGACTAGGATATTGTTGTATAAATCTAAGCCTGAAGGATCAGGGAGTTACTACTAACCGAGGAATGGTTAAGAAAACGTTTTTAGAAAAAGGAACCGAGTATGTTGCAAGCTTGGTGATTAATAATTTAGCTGATCTTCTAACTATTTTAGAATGGAATCAGAAAAATGGGATACTTGTCTATCGTATGTCAAGTGATCTCTTTCCATGGATGAGCGAATATAAGTTCGAAGATTTACCGGAATATTCTAAAATTAAAGAAATTGCAGAGAAAGTTGGTCAATTTGTTGAAAAACATAATATGCGATTATCATTTCATCCAGGTCAATTTGATGTACTTGCTTCCCCCAATCCAGAAGTAGTCAATAAAACTATTTATGATCTGGATCAACATGCTCGAATTATGGATATGATGGGATTACCTGGAGATTATCGATCCCCTATCAATATTCATGTAGGTGGATCATATGGAAATAAGCAAACTGCTCTTGAAAGATTTTGTGAAAGTTTTAAACGACTTGCCCCCTCAACACAAGCTCGCCTCGTAGTAGAAAATGATGATAAAGCAACTCAATATGGAGTCATAGATCTTTTTGAAGGAGTCTATAGAAAAGTAGGCTGTCCAATTACATTTGATCATTTTCATCACCGCTTTTGCACAAATGATATTTCAGCTGAACAGGCTGCCCTACTTGCTGCTTCTACTTGGGGTACAATTACTCCATTACAGCATTTTTCTAGCTCTAAAGCGCTATACGAAGATTCTTCTGTAATTAATCGTTCGCATGCGGATTATATTTATGATTTAATTCCAGATTATGGATTTGATGCAGATATTGAAATAGAAGCAAAAGCAAAAGATCTTGCATTGATCCAATATGTATCTACTGACGGAGATATGGATGAACCTATCTTATTTGAATTTGAAAAATAATAATTATAAAAATGGCAAATGTTACTTGTGTAAATGATAAAAATCTTCCAGTTGGAGCAAAGCTTACTGAAGGTAAAGAATATGAAATTGAATCTGAATATGTGAACTTTTTAGATCAAAAGGTGTATATTATTAAAGGCATACCTAATTCCGGTCGTACTAAGTTAGGCATGGTGTGGAAAGGATATAACGCAGATAGATTTACAGAGAATGAAAAAGTTTCGATATCTGAAAAAAATTATGAATTTCAATTAAATTAATATGGGAACAAATTTTAACAGGATTCCAACAGAGCAGGAAGTAATAAAAAGAAAAGAGCAATTAATTAAAGATATTGATGGCCTAAGCATGGATCCAATGTTGATTGAAAGAAATTATCAGGATTATAACAATAATAATTATGGAAGTGAAAGTTGTTGGGACAGATTCTTAGATGGACTAAGCGTACATATAGGAAAGAGAAGCGGAGGTTGGAAGTTTTGCTGGAATTTTCATGATAATAAGTATTACTCAAATAAAGAAGAACTATTATCATATATTAGAAGTGGTAGAATAGTCGATGAATACGGGACTGAACATGAAGTTGAAGAATTTATTGAAATGGCACTAAGTTGGGGAGAGCCAGATGGACTAGTTATGAATGAAGAATACGAAAGAAAAAAACTAGAAGAATATCCAAGTAGTTATCTTCATGGCGAGAAGTATTGGGATTTAAATATAGATGGATTAAGAGTATCCACATCAACTCAATTTTCATAACATATAATAAACAAATAAAATGGAAGTAAAGTACACAGAAGGTTTCTTTAAATCACTAAAGAGAATCATAAATCGTAGATCATGGTATTGGAAAATTTTGGATTTTATTCAATATGATTTACCAAATGGAATTAAAAATATTTTTTTCTTTTGGCGAGTTATTTGGAATTTTAGAGGATGGGACTCTAGTTTTCAAATGAGATTATTAGCTAGATCATTAGAGCCGCTTGCAAAATGCTTGGAAACTGGTAATGAAATCGACGTTACAAGATTAAGAAAAGTCGCTAAAATTAAACGTGCAATTGAAATTTTAAATTACCAAGCAAATGATGATTATATTGAGCTTGCTGAAAAAGAAATAGGTTACGAAACAAATACTTCACATATATTTGAAGATGAACCTGAAGATATCGCTAAATTAAATCGTGCAATATATAAACTTTCAGATACTCTTTCAAAGGATCATTGGAATGAACTATTTCATATTCTTAAAGGACAAGACCATAACGAATTTATTGCACTTTGTAATAAAGACGAAGAAGATAAATTAGACACACCTGATCTTTGGGAAAACTGGTATGATGGTAGTGGATTAGCACATTGGTGGGATTAATATGAAGTGTATAATTATCATATCCGCACTAATTATTAGTAGTATAATATCTTTACTTGTAATAAAAGGTATTATTGATGAAGCAGACAATTTAGATAATCAAGATTAAAACTATAAATATGTATACCCCAACAGAATTAACAAAAATTGTATTCTTTGATTTAGAAACAGCATCAGAATATAAATCGCTTGATGAATTAGCTTTAGTTAAACCTAAAATGGCTGAACTTTGGTCAAAACGATGTGATTACCTTCGAGGCAGATTTGAAGAAAACCGAGATATGACTGACGAAGAACTATATCAATCAAAAGCAGCATTAACTCCTGAATTTGCTAGAATAGTATGTGCAACCTTTGGTCGATTAACTTTTAATGATGGTGAGCCTGCAGCTCTATTAAAGAGCTACTGTTCTACTTCTGAAGATGTAGTCCTTGATGGAATTACTAAAGTATTTGAAAAATTTGCTACTTTAAAATTCTCGGGCCATAATATCAAACGTTTTGATATACCGATGATGTGCAAAAGATTAATAATTACTGGGAACACGTTACCTAAAGGATTACAAATTCAAAATCTTAAACCTTGGGAAATGCCATTTATCGATACTTCTGAATTATGGAGTTTCGGAGCATGGCAAGAGGGATTTGTATCACTTGAATTATTAGTAACTTCAATAGGATTAGAAACGCCTAAAAACGATATTAAAGGTGAAGATGTTAGTAGAGTCTTTTGGGAAGAGTCAGATACTTTACGAATTTCAGAATATTGTCAAAGGGATGTTTTTGCTGGAATGCAGTCACTTTTAAAACTTTCTAATCTATCTGTAGTAGAAGAATTTGAAACACAATCATAAATTGGAATCAAAACTAGATTATTTTAGAGACCCGAATTTTGTTTTTGATGAGGATCGTCATACATACTCATACTTAAACCCCATCACTGGGAAGCCAGTACAGACATTTCAGTCTGTAACTGGTTTTTTGGGACAATTTAAAAAGCCATTTGATTCAGAAATGATTGCAGGTATTGTTGCTAAGAAACGTGGAGTTTCTAAGAAGATAATATTAGCTGAATGGAAAGAAATATCAGATATCGCTCTTAAACTTGGTACAAATGTACATAAGTGGATTGAAGATTATTATAATGGCGAAAATCCAGAATTACCTACTGCTGAGAATGAATATGAAAGAGTTCAAATGTTTCTAAAGTTATATGAGGATAAGCTACATAAGTTTAAACCATTACACCAGGAATTCAGAGTTTTTTCTAGAAAATGGGGATTAGCTGGAACATTAGATGCTCTATTTCAATTAAATGATGGAATATATGTAGGCGATTGGAAGACTAACAAGAAATTTACTACTGATCTTCAGCCAGAAGGCCGTAAGCAAAAGTTACTTTATCCATTCAATGATATGTGGGATAATTCTTTAAATGGATATTCAATACAATTAAGCATGTATCGATTAATGCTTCAGGAAGAATCTGGATACGAAACAAATGGAGGTTTTTTAGTTTGGATTGGTCCAAATGGAAAACCGGAGTTACATAAAATAGTAGATCTTAGAGATCGATTATATAATTTTTTACAAAAAAATAACAACAATATATTATGAGTAGTAAATCTAGAGAAATTACATTTGGCACAGAGTCAAGAGATGCTTTAAGAAGAGGTGTCAATCAATTAGCAGATTCAGTTAAAGTTACGCTTGGTCCAAAAGGAAGAAACGTTGTACTTGGAAGAAGTAATCAATATGCTATTACTAAAGATGGTGTTAGTGTTGCACGTGAAGTCTTCTTAAAAGATCCAGTTGAAAATTTAGGTGCACAAATGGTAAAACAAGTAGCATCAAATGTTGCAATGGAAGCAGGTGACGGTACTACAACTGCTACGGTATTAGCTCAATCAATATTAAATAAAGGAATTAAGTTAATTGAATCTGGATATGATCCAATGGAACTTAAGAGAGGAATTGATGAAGCGACTCAATTAGTTAAACAGTATTTAGAAGATACTTCAGTTGATGTAGATAATATTGAACAAATTAGAAATGTTGCTACTATTTCAGCAAATGGAGATTCCACAATTGGTAATATTATTGCAGATGCAATGGATGTTGTTGGTTTTGATGGAGTAATTACAATAGAAGATAGTAAAACACACGATACTTCAATGGAAGTAGTTGAAGGTATGCAATTTGCTAGTGGATATCTTTCTCCTTATTTCATTACCCATATGGATAAGTTAGAAGTTGGCTTAGATAACCCATTTATCTTAATCTATAGTGGTAAAATAAAAGGATTGAAAGGATTAATTAACATACTTGATTATACTGCTTCTAAAAAGAGACCTTTATTAATTATTGCTGATCAAATAGAAGGTGATGCTTTACAAGCTTTAATTATGAATAAAGTTAACGGTTCGCTTGAAGTAGCAGCAGTTCGTTCTCCTGGATTTGGTGAACATAAAGTAAGCCAATTAAAAGATATTGCAGCTGTTACAGGGGCACTCTTCCTTTCTGAGGAATCTGGTCATGATATTAGTAATATCAATCCTGAATCAGTTGAAGATATCTTAGGTAGTTGCGAGAAGATAACAGTGACTCACGATAGTACTATTATTGTTAATGGTACTAGTGAAGAAGGTGAAGTTGAAAAAAGAATCAATGAGATTAAATCTCAAATAGATTTTAAAGATAGTGACTCTGAAAAAATGCTTTTAAAAGAGAGATTAGCTAAATTAGAAGGTGGTGTAGCAATCCTTAAAATTGGAGCATATAGTGAAGTTGAACTTAAAGAGAAAAAAGACCGACTTGACGATGCATTAAGTGCAACTAAAGCAGCTATCGAAGAAGGTATTCTTCCAGGTGGAGGAATTGCTTTACTTAATGCAAGTATTAAAATCAATTCTAGAATTAGTGATGGTACTTTAACTTTTTCAAATAGTGAAGTATTAGCCGGAGTTAAAATTTTACTTGATTCGTGCGAATCACCACTATCTGCAATATTATCAAATGCTGGAGTTAGTTTTGAAGTAGTTAAAAATAATATTACTATTCAGAATGACCCTAATTATGGATTTGATGCACGAAATTCTAAATATGTTAATATGATTGAATCAGGAATTATTGATCCTGCAAAAGTTACTCGCTCTGCTCTTGAGAATTCAGTATCAATCGCTGGATTAATGATAACAACTGAGTGTACTTTAATGGAAGATTCTTCTGATGTTCAACCAGCTCAGTAAGATACTCTTATATTAAAACGAAAAGAGGTAGCCGTCAAGCTACCTCTTTTTTTTGTATAATTTAAAAACTATATATGACTTTTAGTGTATATATTATAAATATAATATCATGATAGCAATAGATCAATTTAAAACATTAGGTAAGTATAATACAAGCGTAGTTCTTACCAAGGAAGACAAATTAGCCAACGTTAAAATTTATTGTCACGAACCATATGCACAAGAGCTATATGATCGAATGGCTAAATACGATGGCACACTAGATATCTCAGCGAAGGATTTAACGGAAGGTTCTGTTTATAAAGTACTTGCGAAAACTATCTCATATGATACTGCAACGATTTATGCAGAAGATATCACATCAGGTTCACCAGTAATTATTCCATTTAGAGAATATTCTAAGGATATTGATGCGTTAGCTGAAGGTGCGGATACTGAGTTTTATGCAATGGTATATAAAACAACGAAGCATGGAGAAAATTTCGGATCTGAAAAAAGAGCTCTTTCTATCTCATATAAACAGGAATTATTTGATAGTTATAATCAAAATAAATGGTTTGATGTAACTATTACTAAGTTAATTAAAGGTGGATACTTAGCAGTATATAAGAAAGAAATTGAATGCTTTATTCCTGGTTCACATGCTGCAGCGAATGTTGTACATAACTTTAATGATATGCTACATAAAACTCTAACCGTAATGGTAGATAACTATGATCAATCGAATGATCTTTTTATTCTTTCATACAAAAAATATGTAACTAACTCAATGTCAGTTATGGTTAATAATTTAAACTTTAATCGTGAATATGTTGGAGTACTTACAAATAAACCATATGATTTTGGTGTATTCGTTGAAATCGATGGATATTTTACAGGATTAGTTCACCATACTGAATTTGATAACTATGATGCAATTAAAAGAACTTTAAAAACTGGTGATACCTTAAATGTATTTGTAAAAGATATTACGTCAAAGGTTTTAAAGGACAGTAAAACAAAAGAACTTCAGTTTAGAATTGTTCTTACGTTAAAACCAGATAATGTAAATGCCGAAAAACTTGCATGGCAACAACTTAGAGATAAAACTGAAACTCGTAGCTTTACATATGAAATCGACGCTAAGAAAAATTCTATTACTATTGATATTGATGGTGAGAACTATGATGTATCCTTAAAAAGAAAAGATTTAGAAAAAAATCTAAGCGCGTTTCCATATGTTAAAGTATCAAAAGTCGATATTCTAAATAAAAGTTTAAAATTTGAATTTGTTGAGGCTCAAGAAGATTAATTCTTACTGAGTATTGAGTATAATTTAAACAGATAAATAATTAGCGCAGCGTTCAATATTAGCTGCGCTATATAAAAATAATTAGAAATATGACAAGTTCACTGTTTACTGAACGTATTGAATATAAACCATTTGAGTATCCTGAATATGATATGACTGGGTGGATGGCTCAATCACAAGCCCATTGGTTGCATACTGAAATATCTATGCAGGGTGATGTTAAAGATTGGAACGAGAATTTAACAGAATCTGAAAAAAATCTAGTTGGTAATATACTACTCGGTTTTGCTCAAACTGAATGTGCAGTTTCAGACTATTGGACTGGCTCAGTTGTTAAATGGTTTCCTAAACATGAAATAAAACATATGGCTATTGCATTCGGATATTTTGAAACAATCCATGCGAAAGCCTATTCATATTTAAATGAAACTCTTGGACTAGATAATTTTGCAGCTTTCTTACATGAACCTACTACTGCAAATAAATTTGAATTCTTACTATCTGCACACAATGATTATACTCATATTGATCTAGCTGAATCATCTGATGCCCGTAGAGACGTTGCTCGTTCACTAGCTATATTTTCCGCATTTGCTGAAGGAGTATCCCTCTATTCATCCTTTGCTGTACTCTATTCTTTTCAATTACGTGATCTTCTAAAAGGTATTGGTCAACAAATGAAATGGTCAGTTAGAGATGAATCATTACATTCTAAGATGGGATGCCAGTTATTTAATCATATGTGTGATGAATATCCTATGCTAAGAGAGCAAGTACAAGCAGAAGTTGAAGAAGCTGCTCGATTAATGGTTGAAATGGAAATTAATTTTATTAATAAGATGTTTGAATTAGGTGATCTTGCAAATTTAAAAGCATCTGACTTAAAGGAATTTATTAAAAAACGTGCAAACGAGAAATTAAATGAAATAGGATATGCTTCAATTTTTGAATATTCTGATGAATCTGCCTCTGAGCTAGATTGGTTTTATCATCTTACTGGCGGAGTTACCTGGACCGACTTTTTTGCTATGCGAAGCACAGATTACTCAAAGGCTGGCGAAGGTGAAGACTGGGACGAAGATTCACTATTCTAAAAAATATAAAAATAAAATAAAATAATTATGACACACACACTTAACAAAATTATTGAACTACAAACAAAAACAATGGAAACAGTTTTTGAAAATGCTAAAACTGTACCATCTACTTTAATAAATGCTTTCAGTCAACCATTAACTAATCCATGGCTAGTTACAGATAATACTAAAGCAATATATGAGAATACTAAAAAATTCAATACCGCATATCTAACTTATACTAAAGCGCTTACCGATATGCTTGAAGCAACTTATGAAACCGCTGAATTAATTAATAACTCAACTAAATCTAATTAAGAAATGCTTAAGAATATAGAAGATGAAGAACCTCAACCTACCCCAACAGCTGCAGATATTATTGCAGCTGAACTAGGTTGGAAGAAAGATATAGATTATCCAGGCTGGGGACATAATGAAGTTTACTTAAAAACTGTATCGAAGGGATACGTTCTACCTGGAGAAACTCCAAAGGATGCTTATTGGAGAGTTTCAACTGCTGTTGCTCGAAGACTTAAGAGACCTGAACTTGCTTCTAAATTCTTTGACTATATTTTTAGAGGATGGTTAAATTTAGCCACTCCAGTATTTTCAAATACTGGTACTGAACGCGGTTTACCTATTTCTTGTTTTGGTGTTGATGTAGCTGATTCAATTGCAGATATTGGAAGTAAGAACTTAGAACTTATGCTTCTTGCTAAACATGGTGGAGGAGTTGGAGTTGGCGTAAATCAAATTAGATCTGCTGGATCTCCTATTTCTCAAAATGGTACCTCTGATGGAGTTGTTCCATTTTGTAAAATATACGATTCATCAGTTCTTGCTACAAATCAAGGAAATGTTCGTAGAGGAGCAGCATCAGTTAACATGGATATTGAACATGGTGATTTTTGGGATTGGCTTGAAATTAGAGAACCTAAAGGAGATGTAAACAGACAATGTTTAAACTTACATCAGTGTGTAGTTATCTCAGATGATTTTATGCAAAAGGTAGAACACGGAGATAAAGAAGCTAGGCGTAGATGGACTGCAGTTATTAGAAAACGTAAATCTACTGGCGAACCATATATTATGTATAAAGGTAATGTTAATAGACAAAGCCCAGAAGCATATAAAAAGAATGGACTTAAAGTTTACATGACAAATATATGTTCGGAAATTACTCTTCATACTGATGAGAGTCACTCTTTTGTATGTTGTCTATCTTCCTTAAATCTTGCAAAATACGATGAATGGAAAGATACTGATTTGATTTATACTGCTACTTGGTTCTTAGATGGAGTTCTTGAAGAATTTATTCAAAGAGCAAAATATATGAGAGGCTTTGAAAACTCAGTTCGTTCTGCTGAAAAAGGTAGAGCGTTAGGATTAGGCGTTCTTGGGTGGCACACTTATTTACAAAATAAAAATATTCCATTTGATTCTCTTCCAGCTCAATTTGAGACTAGAAAAATATTTTCTCAGCTTAAAATAGAAAGTGAAAGAGCAAGTAGAGATATGGCTCGTGAATATGGTGAACCTTTATGGTGTGTTGGTACAGGAATGAGAAATACTCATCAACGTGCAATTGCACCAACTGTTTCTAATTCTAAATTAAGTGGAAATGTTTCAGCTGGTATTGAACCGTGGGCAGCTAATGTATTTACTGAACAGACTGCTAAAGGTACATTTATTAGAAAAAATCCATCTCTTGAAAAAGTTCTTGAAAAAATAGGATTTGATACTAAAGAAACTTGGGATCAAATCCTAGTCGATGGCGGATCAGTTCAAGGATTAGATTTTATGGATAATTATAGAGTTAAACTTGGAGAAGCAAGTAATCCAATTACTTTAACTAAATTTTTAAAACTTCCAGAAATTGAACAGGGTAATTATATTCCATTAAAAGATGTATTTCTTACCTTTAAAGAATTAAATCAATTAGAGATAGTTCGACAAGCAGGATTACGCCAACAATATATAGATCAATCAGTTTCATTAAATCTTGCATTTCCTATTGAAGCTGAACCTAAGTTTATAAATCAAGTTCACTTAGAGGCATATAATGTAGGAATTAAAACTCTCTATTATATGCGAACTGAATCTGTTCTTAGAGGAGATATTGCAGCGAGATCAATGGTAGACTGTTTAAGTTGCGATGGGTAAGCTAAAATAAAAATATCATATAAAGCAGCAAAGATTACTTTGCTGCTTTTTTTGTTAGATAAATAATAAAAATCAACTATTGTAGATGACAAATAAACACGTATCTAGCTATTATGCTTTTTTACTTGAACAGGATATGATGGCAGGCGCTCCACCAGTAGCACCGCCGAAAGTAATATTATATCATTTTCTATTTATGACTGGATCAGATGATGCTGGAAATAGTCGACGTGTTTATCCAGATAAAAGTGTAGTAATTGAATATCCATGTTATTCACTCGATTTGCCTACGTTAGAGTCTTGGGTAAAAGATAATATTGTTTCTACTGAAAAAACCGATTTAAATAAGTCTGAACTTGATATACGTCAAAAAAATTTAATTGATATAGTTAAAGGTGACCGTACAAATATATCAAATGACGATCTTCCATATATTGAAAAATTAAAGAATGCAGTTTCGGCTAACCTAATTGGTCGACATGAACCAGATGTTACAGTTGTTTTTTCAGGCGGTGTTCCTACTACATCAGATATAAATGTAACTTTTATAAAACATAAAAAGTAATGCTTAAGTCATTCCTACAATATATAAATGAAACTATGGATCATAAAACTGAATTCATTAAAGGATTATCTCAAAATTTAATTGAGAGATTACGTACTTCACCATTTGATGAAAGTACAGAATACTCAGTATTTTCAGGAATGTCTTTTATCGAACCTTTTAATTTTAATTTAATTTTAAATGTTCGTCGTGATACTGATCTATCTACCCATTCAGATTCCCACTTTAATTCATTACCTTGGGAAAAAATTAATTTTGATAATTTAGGATATGCAATTGATGCTAATACTAAAATGAGTAAATCTAAATTAAAAATACCTTCTATTACAATTCATATAGTCTTAAATCCTAAACTTGAACCTTTATTATATAGCAAGTTATTTTTTAGACTAATTGATATACTTGCACATGAAACAAATCACCTAGATCAATTAGGACTTAATAGAGATCCATTTAATGTAAATGTATCCAGTAATCATGATAGAGATTCAGCAAAAAAAAGTTATCGATATTTTCTATTACCTGAGGAAATTGAATCAATGGTTGAAGGGATGTATACTCGATCTAAAGTGCAGAATATTAATTTAGATAAAATATTTGATGACTACTTACTGCCATTTATTGAATCTGAATATATTAATAAGTCAGAATATCTAAAGGTTATGCAAGTATGGATATTTCATGCACTAGAAGTATACCCTGATTGTAAATTTTCAAATAAAGTTAAATCAATTATTGATTCTATTTAAAAACCGTTTTAATATATGTAGTAAAAGACTACAAAATTAATATAAAATGAACGATTTCGAAAAACTAAAAGAAGAAATTGCATTAGCTCAAGCTGCAATCTTCGATCCAATTAACACGCTTATCTTATCGGCAGAAGAAGATGCTGCTAAATATTATGGAAAAGGCGTAAAGAGTGCTGGTAATAAGCTTAAAAGAAAAATGCAAGACATTAGAAAAGTAATTAAGCATCCTGTAGTAAAAGCAGAAATGACTAAAGTTCAGGAAGGTGCAAAAAATCTTCGTCAAACATTAACTGATGAAATTACTACAAAAGTAACAGCATAATTATATAACTACTACTTTTTAAAATGCCTCTTTTAGAGGCATTTTTTGTGTTTTATGAAACTTGTCAACTAAGATGTGTATAATATATTAAAATAAAATATTTATTATGACAGATTTTTTTGATTTACCAGAAGAAACTTTTTCTAAACAGAAACAAGTAAGTACTAGAAGAACTGATCCGAACATTTATGATCCGGATCCAAATGCACACAATGGGTCGTACAAATCAGTATTTAGATTCGTACCTTACATTTTTGACAAAACAAAAAGTAAGTATACTAAATATACTGCTAAGTTTTGGAATCCATTAACTAAAGAATCATTAGTTATTGATTGCCCTTCAAATGTAGAAAAGCCTTCTATTTTATGGACAATGGAATCAGTATTACGTTCTCTTAAAAAAGAAGAACCTGAATTAGTTGAAGAGATTGGTAAAAATTTCTCTAGATGGAGCACTCACCATTCAGCAGTATACATTAAGAAAGATCCACAGAGACCTGATCTTGAAGGATTCGTTAAAATCTTTAAATTCAGAAATCAAATTGATATGTTAATCGATCAACTTGTAAATCCTGAAGAAATGGATGGACTTACTACCTCTAGAAAAATAAATCCATTTCACCTATTAGAAGGTAAAGATTTACTTTGTATTGTTGGCAAGAAAACTAAAGACTTTAGAGACTGGTCAAAATGTAAATTTATGGATGAAGTTACTCCATTAGTTTTTAAAGTTGGTGATACTCAAGTACAAGTTAAGAATGAAGAGAAGTCAGTTAAATTAGTTAACGAGTTCTTAACTAAAAATACTCCAAAAATGGATGAGTACTATCACCAGGAATGGACAGAAGAAACATTTGAAAAAGTTGCACAAGCAATTATATCAGCGATTCCTCATAATGAGATTTTAGAAATGATTCTTGGAAGAAGTAAAGATACTAAGATGAATGACTTAATTCGTTCTAAAATGAAAGGCGGTAAAACAGTTAAACATACTTCTTCAGTAAACGATGATCTTGAATTTACTAGTGCACCTGCAACTCCAGCAACTCCGATTATTGCATATACTCAAGAACCTGCTACAGCAGCCGTAAACTCTACTGATTCTAACGATGATGAATATGATTCATTATTTAAAGACCTATAAAAAAATAAAATAATATGGAAGAAAATACAGCGACTACCGCTCAACAAAATGTTCTTTTTGGAACTATCTCCTATGCTGATGATTCTGCATATGAAGAATTTATATCAACAATGAATATTAATCAAGCATTATTTGTATTAATTGCATCGGCTAATTCTTCTCAAGCAAAAGGAGCATTTAACTTGCTAGAATCTGAGACTATTTCTACTGCAATACGTACAATACGTAAAAATGGAGAGAAAAGCGAAGCTCAGCCAGTAGTTCAACATGCAAATCAATAATAAATACTAAAAAATTAACAATGGACTTAATTATAGACGGTAACGCCTTTATTAATGTCGCAATAAGCGTCACTAAATCTCAGTCTACTAGAGATAAGAGAACTGGTGATGCTTATTATGTTAATGATTTATTTAACGATAGTGGATTTATTTTAAAGGAACACGTACGAATATCATTTAGAAATTTTTGTTTTACGTATCTAAATTCTTTAATCACTCCAATATCATCTCATCCACAACGAGTTCACATTGTATTTGATTCAGCAAGTTGGAGAAAAGAGTATACTAATGAATTTTTCAAAAATTCAGATTTTAAAACTACTTCTGCTCCTACTGAATTTAAGTATAAAGGAAATCGTAAATACGATGACCATCAATACCTTTTCTTTGAATATTTCCAAAATGTTCTTATGCCAGCAATGGCTGATCGTACTGGAATAAATCAATATAAATTTAAAGGTACTGAAGGAGATGACATCATTGCATATTTATGTGATATTCTAAAATGTGATATCCTGATCTACACAGTAGATCAAGACATAAAGCAAACAACTGGAACTCCTGATAAAAACGTATTAGTGATTACTCCTAAGCAGATGGCAAAACATAAGAGATTATTTAGATCTGCTCAATTAATTCCTACTGCGGCTAATGAAGAAATAGATAACTTCTTTTCTCTAAGTGATGATCACATTACTGGAGCATCAATAGAAAAAACTATTTCTAATTTACTAAATAAAGACTATGTTGAATATACTGTTGATCTAGTCGATGATGTACTAAGTAAAATATTACTTGGTGATAAATCAGATAATATTCCAAAGATCACAAGCGTTTCTCCAGCAAAAGCTAAAAAAGTAATCTTAGCTGTCCATGAAAAATATGGGGATGGTGTAATATCACGCATTGACGACCTAGATGATGAAGTAATTAATGGAATTGTTTCAGAAATTCAAATAGTCAATAAAATAAAAGATCAGGATAAAATAGATGAGATCAGAGAACACTTACTATTTAATATTAAGTTAATTCGTCTCTCTATTAAAGTATTCCCAGATGAAATCAAAGATGCTCTAATTGAATTCTTTGAATCATATCAAATGACCAATTTTAGTACTCGAGAATTTACTAATTTAAAAAATAATTTATCATTAATATGAAACCTTTATACGAACGAGTATTAGTTAAACCTAGAGATAAGGAAACTACTACAAAACAAGGAATAATGCTTCCTGAAAAAGCAGTTAAAAAACCAAATATCGGAGTTGTTATAAGTTGCGGTGATGGTACTAAAAATAATGAAATGGTGGTTAAATCGGGAGATTTAATATTATTCAACCGTTATGCTGGTGCTGAGCTAACATATCGAGGCGAAAAACACTATGTTATTATGGCAAATGAAATTATTGGAATCTTAGATGATATCAATGATATTTCATTAGAAGAATTTGAATAATACAAAAAAGGAGCTTTAAAAGCTCCTTTTTTTATTTAATATCTTCACTAGTCAATAGTGAATAAGTAAATGAATTTCCGTGTAAATCTTTTGCTTTTCTACAAATTGTCATAAATTCATTAAAGTCCTTTACCCTTTTAAATACTTGACACCCTTCACTCCAATTTTCAACATATTCTGATTCAGTTTTAGGATTAGATCTATGTCCATTAATTCCAAAAATTCCTTCTTGAATAATAGCTTCATCAAAGGTCAAATCTTTATTTTTATCTCGATAAACTTTAACCGGTTTAACTTGTCGCATAGCTTCATATTTTCCTTGGTGTAAACCAATAGCCCACATTCCACGATATTGTCCAGGAACAACTCTAGCTACTCCATTTGGATTATGATATTCGTATACTGCTTTCTTTCCAGGATCAGTCGTTATTTTCCAAGAATAAAATTTCCATTCTCCTCCTTCTTTAAATGAAATAGTTAAAGTATCATCAAATATATTTGTAACTTTTCTTCCTTCTACTAGATTTCTAACCCCTACAATATTAACATCATATCCTTTATTTTCAGAATCATCAAACCATATGTATCCTTTTGCTTTAAGTGCAATTTCTATTTGCTCTCGTGTATAACTCATACTTTAAAACTTTTTTCAAAAAAAAGCAGTAGAATTAATAACTCTACTGCTTCTTATATTTTTTAATTAATTAGAAACTTGGAATAAATCCAGTTGCATCTGAACTTAATGTTCCTCCTACTCTAGTAATAGTAATTCTATTAATGAATTTTTGAATTCCTCTAGGGAAATCTACTCTAATATCAATTACTGCTGAATTAGCCGAAATAACTTCTGTTGTATTATTTGAAGAATCAAAGATAACTTCGAATGTAGCAAGACCTTTAGCGTTAACTACTGCATTTAAGTAATTTTCAACAATTGTTCTTACTCTTAATCTTGTGATCTCATCATTAAAATCAAATAAGAAATTAAATAAGATTTTTTCAATATCTCTTTCAATCGTAGATAAGTTATCTCTAACGTGTGCATTGTTAAGTGCTGAGTTAATTCTCTGGTATGCAGTATTATTAGAAAATAATATAATTCCAAATCCTCTACGTTTAACAGTTAAGTTAAATCCAACCGGCTCTAAATAATCTCTATCATCATCAGTAAGATCATATTCTAATCCAACTATTTCTGGATCACTAAGAGCTCCACGTTTTCCACCTGCCACAATTAAGAATGGTGTACCATTTTTAAATTTTCTAACATATAAGTTAGAAATATATGCTGCTTGAGGTACTGATATATTTTTACTTCCGCTTCTTACAATTAAGTTAGGGAAATGGTAAGAAGAGTATGATGATAATGGAACTCCTTTAACATCTTCTTCTGCAAATTTATATAAGAAACTTGGATTTAAATCTAAATTACCACCTTGTGAAATTAAATTCATAGAAACTAATTTATTGGTACTATCAATAAAACTTGGATCAACTGATCTTTCAAATTGTTGAACAGAAGGTGCATTTAATAATGCCATCGCTTGGCCATTTACTGCAGCCAATTTAGCTAACTGATATTTAGAAGAAGAAGATATTGTACCTGAGTATGTATCTACTACATATCTAAAATCAATTAATTCACCATTTGAAAGAGCTTGTGGGATTAATGTATCTGTAAAAAGATAATCAAGTATTCCGCCAGTTCCTTCTAAACGTTCAGCTGTTCCATCAGGTAAAGAGTCAACTCTTAATTTAAAAGCTTTTAAGTTTTGGCCTTTTATACTTGAAACAAAATTAGATATTCCTTTATATACATTTAATTCATTTCCAGTAACATCTAATCCAGTAACTTCATCAACTGTCGGAGCCATTGTAGTTACTGTATAAATATTAGGTGCAGTTAATGTATCTAATATTCTAACTGATATAATCTTCAATGTTCTAGGTCTTCCATCAGTTACCTTTGCTTTAATATAACTATTAACTTTAATATATTCATCAATAATTGATTTATTCAATGGATTAATTTCTAATGTTAATGCATTCGGTTGAGCAATAGAATAACTTGTAAAAAAGTTAGTATCAGTTAAATCAAAAGTATATTTAAAATCATCACCTGAACCTAATACTATTTTTACGTAGTCATCACCTGCACCAAGATAATTATTTGCATTTACTGGAGTAGTTAATCCAATATTTGAATAAACATTAACTCGAATATATTTAAGTACACCTACAGTTAAAGTATCAACCACTTTAATATAATAAGTATTTGATGCATCTTTAATTAAATCACCAGTCTTTAAGAATCCATTCATATATGCATCATAAAGAGCATTTCCTTCCATTGCAGCTAAATAATTAACTGTTCCTGCAACAATATATAAATCATCCATTGCAATAGGATTTCCTAAAATTGTTCCAGATAAAAAATTAGATTCAGTATCTGCTCCTGCTGATATAAAAATTAATTCAGAATCTGCAGGTTTAGTATAACTTAATGTATCAATCAATGGTGTTGGATTAACTTGAGTTACTCCATCGACATCATATCCTCCATTATCTGCATAATAATCTAATTCTTCAAATCCGTGACCTACTGTATCAATTCTATGAGAATTTACATTAGTATCTGTAAAATTATCTACAGATAAATCAATTAAATCTAATTTTTCAGTATCTAGTGCACATAATATTCCAGTAGTAGGGAAAGCTTTATTTACTAATCTATCAACTGATACAGTAACTCCGCTTTGATCTCTAAAATCAGGAATTAAACATCCGATTGTACGATTAATTACTTTAATTTCGCGTAGTGCAAAGAAATCTGCAGATTTTGCTGTTTTTAATCCAGCTTCATCGAAAAATTGTTTGTATATTGGATCTTTTGATAATTTTAAATAATTTGTCCAATCTCCGTTAATTGCTATAACTTCTACGAAATAATCTGAAATAAAATCATCTTGGTGAACATATTCTGGAAATTCAACTGATCCTCCAGCACTTGCATACCACTCTTTCGCAGTTACATCAAAACCAGATACATTTGCTTTTCTTACCCATATGGTAGTATTAGATTGACCTAAGTTTACAAATGAAAGAATTTTATTTGATTCAGCATTAGTTATACCAAATCCTCCAGGAGAAGTAATATAGTCATCGCCTAATCCAATATTCTTAGATTTATTCAATTTATCAGATTCAGCAAACCATAGTCTCTGCCTATTGAAGAATTCCGTGATCGGCCATTCGTTCGTACCATTATTATTTTTTGCAGCAGATTCAGTATTAAATGTAGTGAATACTGCCTTGTCTAAATTTGTTAGTGGATTGATTATATCAGTATCTAATGGAATTACATTCATTGCAAATACTGGTCCTTCTCTAAGTGCTACTTCAATTGATCTATGGAAGTAACTTCCTGCTTTTTCAAGTTTAGTATCAATTTCTCCAAATACTGCTTTTAATGTTCTTAAGTCATTAATTAATACTACTGTATTAAATGGACCTACTCTGCTTGATCCTACGATCAAACGACCGGTAGTAAGAGGTAAAACAACATTCTCACTAGCATCAATTTCAACTGTATAAACACCACTAGACTTATAATTATTTAGGTTTATCCTTGGTTCAGCCATCTCTATGTAGATATTTTTAATTATTTATCTAAAATAGTATCAATAAATTTAAAAAAATTGAAAAATTAAGATCCTCAGGTGTATTATTAGTATAATATAACAAAATACTATAAGAATGGCAAACATCGATAATACTTGTGCCGATCTTACGATCGAAGATCTTTATGCAAAAAGCAGTGATACTTTAGGGGACATAATGTCAGTCCAAAAAGATACTCAATTAAATGTATATGGGTATGATTTTTCAAAAATGACTCTTAGAGAAGTCATGAATTTTTGGCATATGAATACCCATGCGTTAATTGATGAGCTGCACGAAGCTACTGATGCACTAGGCGGAATCAGTGACGGTAGTGGAAATGCAATATGGAAATACTGGAAAGCAGATTTTAGTAAATATGAGAATTTAAAGTTTTCAGATTTGTCAAATAGCGATCAACTTGAATGTAAATTCGAAATTATCGATATTTTACACTTTTTCATGAATATGGCAATTTCAATTGGAATGACTCCTCAAGAAATGTACAATATGTATATGAGTAAGAATGAGCATAACCGAGAACGTCAAAGAAATGGATATTAAAAAATAATATATTATGGATAACATTACCCCAAGTGACAATCAACCTAAATTAAATATTAACTTATCAGATGCTCCTTATCTTGAATGTGAAGCATGCGAAGGAAGAATATTTGAAGAAAAAATGATGATTAAGAAAGTTTCAAAGTTTATGACTGGGTCAGATCAAGATTCAATAGTTCCTGTTCCAGTAATAGCGTGTTCAGCATGTGGAAATATTAACGACTTATTTAAACCGAAAGTATGATAATTGGAGCAGAAGTATTTAATGATAACACACTAGTTATTTCATATTATGAAGCTAGTGGAAAGATTGGATTTATTAAAAAGAGACTAGCTGATCATGAAATGTATAATTGGGTAGAGTCACAAACTCCGACTGCTACTAAAAATTGGAATGGTAAGTTTGTAAAGAAAGGCCAGTCTCAAGGACAATACATGAATCAGTTTAGAGTTCAAGAATTAATCCAAGAGAAACTTACTGCAGAAGAATTAGAATTAGTTTATAGTTTTGATAATCTTCCTAAGAAAGTCTATTTAGATATTGAGATTAAATTAATTGATGACTCTTTTCCTGAAGCAGATAAAGCTAGAATGCCAGTTGGACTTATTTCTTTTTGTAATGAAGAAAATGTAACATATATTCTTTCTATTTTAAATACTGCTGACCAGCCTGATGGGCTGACATCAGATCAAATTGTTCAAATGGAAAAGGATGTAAATGCATACTTTAGAAAAACCGTACCTAAGAGACCAGAAGATTCTAAACTATTCAATCAAGATTTTAAAATAAAATATAAGTTCTTTAAGAGTGAAGATGAGCTAATGGCTTTTTACTTTCATAAAACTATGCCAACTTTTAATTTTGTAACTGGCTGGAATGTAACTGAGTTTGACTGGAAGTATTTAATGAATAGAGGCAAGAACCTTAAAATTGATATGATGCAAGAAATGCCATCTAGATCAACTGTCTCTAAAGTTAAAATACCGACTCATTTAGGCGTACTTGATTATATGCAAGTTTTTGAAAAAATGAAGCCGTATAAAGTTGTAGAAAACTATAAACTTGACTACATTGCAGACATTGTATTAGGTACAGCTAAGTTGCATCATGACTATGCTTCATTTATGGAATTTCAAAAGGATGTATACTTATTTACTATGTATAACGTAATTGATGTTATCTTAGTAAAACTAATTGAAGATAAACTTGCACTATTAGATGTTGCCTTTGCTATGGCAAATGTTGCACAAGTAGATGTAAATAAAGTATTTAGTCCAGTATATATTGCTGAGATCTTAATGTGCCGTGAATTCCTAAATAAGAATCAAAAAATGATGAAGCTTCCTTGGGGAGAAGAAGTTATGGATGGTACCTATGCTGGAGCCTATGTAAAAGATCCAATTCCAGGATATTATAACGCTATTGCATGTTATGATTTCTCTTCAATGTATCCAAATATCCAAATTCAATTTAATATTTCTCCAGATACTTATCTTGGTAAAACAGATAAAGTAAAGAAGGATGGTACTGAAATACATACAAAAAATGATACTATGTTCTCAAGCAAAGGAGATTCAGTTGCTCGAACAATACTTACTAGATTATACGATGCTCGTATAAAAACACAAGGTGAAATTAAACAAATTAAAAATTCAAAATAAACCCAAATAATATGACAACAACCGAAGATTTCGTAAACTGGCTAGAGGGATTTCTAGATGCATGTAAAGATGCTCCAACTACTAGACAAATTAAAGAAGTTAGAAAGAAACTAAGTACAGTACAACAATTGACTGAAGAACAATATCAATCTCTTTGGGATCCATCAATGGCTCCACAGTCAACCAAAGCATTTTCTACAATAACTTTAGTACAAGCACAAAAAGATGCAGCTCACACAAAAAATCCACAAAATGAAGATTTTATCCGTGCTATTGAAGAAGGTAAAAATGCTACAACGATGGAAGAGCTTAATTCCTAAAAAAAAATATAATATCATGCAATACGATGAAAATAAATTAATCTCCCTAATGGAGAATTTTTCTGGCTCAAAATTTCAATGGATCAAGACAGATCGTCCTGAGTTATTAGGAAAAGTTGTTACTTGTAGAAATATTGAACCTAGAGGAAATAAATTCTTTGCTGTGTTTGATGATGGATCATCAATCGATACTGCTAATCTTAATAGAAGTCTTCTTATGATTCATGGAGATATGCAGCCTTTAAGTAAAGCTGAAGTTGAATCTATTTATAGTCCTAGACCGTCAACTGGTGCACCTGTTCAAAATATGACAGGCCCGATGGGAACAACCGGTGGTCCTGGACCAATTGGTAATATGAATCAGTCTACTCATAATGCTCAACATCAATCTACACCGCAAGCAACAACTAATATGTTTGAGATGTTTAATTCTGAAGAGAGTAAAATAGATTTGCAAATATCTATTAAATTACCAGCTCAAGATTTTCTTAAGATGATGTATGTTAATGCAAAAGAAAAAGATACATTTTTAAATGAATTATCTGAGTACATATTTAAAGTGATAAATAAACAAGTCGTAAAAGATTCAATTTCATCAATTGTAATTCCACAAGACACTGTTAAACACACTATTTCTGTTCCAATTGTAAATATTACTGAAATCCATGAATAATCAATTTAATTCAACTGAAGAATATTCAGATGACAAATTTAAAATTTTAAATTTTACTAGTCCAACTGGAGAATTTAAAAGAATTTCATGTTCAAAGGAAGCTATTTGTGTGCTTCCTTTTGATGTTAATGAAAATGACCAGATAAAAAACGTATACTTAACGAAGTACCATGATTACGTATTAAATGGTCAAAATCATAAGTGTATCACTGCAACATTAGAGCCGGACGAATTTGATACTTATCATGAGTCTCTAACTAATTGCATAGATCATGAACTTGGAATTACTGATATTGACATAAATGACTTATTTTATTTAGGGCAGATTCAACATACTATTCCCTTTACTAAAACATATAAGTGTTATGCAATAAACCTCACTAAGTATAGCGAGGATCCTACTGGGTTTACCCCAAAGATACTTAATCCTGACGAGAGACTTCACTCAATAGATAAAGTTAGATTTTCTAGAATTATGAAAGGCGAAATATGTGATTCATTAGCTCTTTCATGTTCTCTTCTATTACTTTCATATATCTCAGATTAGAACTTCTACCCATTTTTTTAGTAAAATATAATAAAAATTGACAATTATGGCAAAATCTACAAATGCTGCAATCAATGCATTTAACAAATTCAA